CCATACGGAACAGGAAGTTACGGAACTAAAAAAGGAAGACCAGCTAAAAAGAAAAAGAATAAAAAAAACAAGAAGAAAAAATAATGGCAATTAGAAAAGGTTATCACAAAACTAAATCAGGTAAGATTGCTAAAAAAGGACTTTGGTACAATGTCAATAAAAGAAAGAAAAAAGGTACTAGCAGATCAAAAGCTAAGAGTACAATAAGTGCAAAATCATACAGAAATTCTTAGGCGTAGTTCTCTTATTGAACTGGGGTGATGGTGGGCAAAAAGAAAACTTGGAATAAATCAAAAGTAAAAACAATCAAATGTGGAGAGTGTCATATTTGTAAGAAACCTTTAATGAGTAATGAGGGTGGTTGGATTGTTAATGCTGAAAAGAAATATTTTTGTGAACCTCACAAAGAGGGTTTTAAAAGTTGCTTTGATGAATACCTAGAAAAGAAAACTATTCCTTTTAATGATTGGTAAATAATAGGTGGTAATCAAGGGAGATACTGCTTACAGCATTTAATTACCACCAACTATTAACTAGCCCAAAACTTTTTAGCGTCTTCTAAATAGTCAGGGTCTAAATCATTTCTCCAAAAGAAATGAGCAAAATCAGGTTGAATAAAGTCTTTAACTACTTTAGGATCACTACTGATTTTCATAAGATTTTGTCTAACTTTACATTTTTGAATAAACGAATCAAACCTAGACATCATGCTTTCAGGTTGTAAAGTTTCGCAATTATCCTTATGAAATACTTTAAAGGTATCTTCATTAATATAACAAACATAAACAGGTAGCTTGGTAGCATAATAATAAAAATCAACTTGAGTCTGATTGTATTCAGGTATGCTCTCAGGTAGCTTAGTTGTTAGCCAAGACCTTGTTCCGTCTTTCTTTGGTCTGCCTTTTCTTGGGAACTTACATTTATCCTCAATAACTACATCACCTTTAAAATCACAATAGCCATGAACAGGAATATTAATTCCGTCAAACCATTTAAAGGCTTCTATCTCAGGCTTACACTTTTCATAACCTGGAATAGTTTTGTGAGCTTCATGTCCGTTAAATATCATTCTTTCCACTATGCTAGAGAAATAATTAAAATCTCCTACCTCTTTAGCATGAGGAATTAATGTATTTAATTTATGTCTAACTGGTGTGAACATCATATTCATTCAAGAAATCTTCGTATCTTCTTCCGTAAGACTCTACTATTTTTCTTGCTCTAAATTCGCCACATTCATTTTTAGCTTTTTCATATTTTTGAATTTGCTGAAATGTTACGTTAGCTACTTTACCTATTTGTGATTGTGTTTTTCCGTTTCTTATTCTTTCTAATCTTAATGCCTTACCAAGTTTTTGATAAAACAATTCTTTCTTTTCGTTAAAGTTTACTTGTACTAATTGTTCTTCGTTTACCATTTGCTTCCTTTCATTTTGAGACAAAGATAGATTACTCCCTATTGCAACTTATCAATGTATGACAAGATTTAAGTGCTAACTTTATCTTGTCTTTGTTTTAGATTCATTATCTTTTCTGAAACTTGTGGCAGTTTATGTTTATATGAAAGAAATAATCTTTTATATTTATACATTTTTTCCACCATCTTCTGTTGTTTCATTTCTAGATTTTGGATCTGTTTTGGTTCTGTCATCATTATGTATATCGCTGATCGGTTTAATTTTCGCATTGAGAAACCTTTGACCTGCGATAGTACATTTGGCAGTTTCACTTGGCGATTTTTGATTATGAGCTTTTTCAGTTGCTTCTTCAACTGTAGCTCCGTCAAAAATTTGTTTAAATTCTACGTTCATTTCTATTAGTGTTGTTTTTTCTACTTTAATCATAATAGCTTTCTTCAAGTTTTTTCTTATCAATTTTGTATTTACTAATTAGTTTCATAGACAAACCAAACTTACCTTTTTCTCTACATTTTTTCAATATAGATAATAATTGAAAAGTTTTTTTAGTTTTTAAGCTCAATGTTTCTCCTATATCCATTTATCTTTTTAACCTCATTTCTTTTGGCAAGTTTATTTATTAAAACTGTGATTGAATTTTTTGACCTGTAATTCAATCCATCTGCCATTTCTTGAAAAGTTGGACAATACTTGTTCTTTTTGACATACTTTTTAATAAAGTTCAAGAGGTTTAGCATTACTGGTGTCATGGGTATTTTATTATTCATCTTCTGTTTCCTTTATTTTAAGCATACGATTTAATTCGTTATAGCCATTGACATCATCATAAGTATCTTTTTTATACATAGGGTTTGTTATGCTTCTCCAAATTTTAAGAAATTGCATAAAGCAACCAAATATATTGTTAGGAACTCTTACTTTATGACCATTGTGTGCAGCTAAAATACTTTCTAATATTCCTTTCATAGCAAAAGAGGTTTCATCAAAACTACCATATTGTGCTTGTTTACTTTTTAATAATTGTTCTAATTCTTTAGTTAATTTGCTCATAGTTTCTACGTTATTTGACATCATTTCCTTTTTTATCTTTACAGTAATAAAGAAAAACTTTGTTTCCTTTATATCTAATTGTGCTTTCCTTAGTGCTTAAAACAGCAACTTTTTTAATAGCATCATTACAAAGCACCTTTGGTGCAGTAACTGAAATTGTGGCTTCAGCTACCGAACCATTAACTAAGTGCATTATAATAACTATTACGTTCATTAAAATGGTGCTTGATCTTTAGACTCAGGTTTAACACCAGGTTCATTTGCATAACCTGATATATTTGGTTTGTCTGATTTATCATTTAACCAACCGATAAGAGCTTTTTTGCCACCTATCTCTACGTTAGTCATGTCACCTGTAAACTTGCCATCATCTCCCTTAAACAGAACTCCTGTCTGAGTAAATAATCTAACAAATTTTGTGTTACCATCTTTAGACGTTCCTTTAGAAGCTAAGATAGTTCCTTTCTTTCCATTATTTAATTGTATGTTACCTGAGAAATCTATTTTTACAGACATCTCATGGGTAGCGTCATAGGGAAATAATACCCAATCTTTTGGTTTACCAACTTTTTGCATTCGTTCCTCCGTTTGTTTTTATGTTTTTTTGCTTTTCTTCAAATGACTTTTTAACTGTGTCATTTTCTTGTTCCCAATCTGAATAAAGAGCATTTAACTTTGTTTCAGTTGTTTGCTTATTTATTTTATCTTTGATTGAAACTTGTGTTTTGCTTTGTCCTTGACTTAGTAAAGCAACTGTTAGCTCATCTGCTGAAGCATATTCTGAACCATGTAGTCCAAATCCTGCTAGACATCTTCCTAAACTAGAACTGGCACAGTTTTCTACTGCACTTGTTTTATTTATAAATGATGAGTTTCTAAATTCTTCAGCATGACCTGAAGCATAAGGTTGGTCTGCTATGTAAAGAGTGGTTTTAATTATAACTCTTTCAGCATCATGGAAAAGTAACGCTTCATCTATTTTAGATTCAGGAAAATATTTCTTTAAATGCCTGTGTCTCTCTGCAACAGTTGAATATGATTTACCTTTAATGCTTACAGTAGGAACAGTTTTTAACTGCTTAATACATTCAGCGTATCTTTCTTTAAAACTTCCTTTAGATGTTTCTTCCCTACTTACTTGTTTTGTCTTCTTTGTTTGTTCTGACATTTTTTTCCTTTTCTTTTGTTACTAATATTGCTTTTGTTGGAGCTTCTTCTAATTCTTTTATTTTAGCTTCCATTTCCATTACTTTATTTTTTAACTTCTTATTATCAAATTGCAAATTACTTACTTGCATTTGTAACTTGCCATTTATTAATTTATGCTGCTGATTGATTTTCATAGCATGATCGTAATCTTGCATTATTTTTTTCCCTCCATTACTTCTTTTATTGTTAGCTTGTTTACTATTATATCTTGAACAGCTTGACCAACAATTCCACCAAAAACCATTTTCATATTTGGCGGTAGTTTTTTTCTTTGTTCAGGTGTTAAGACGTTGTAATCGTAATACCATTGACATAACAATTTATTGATTTGACTTGGACTAAGGTGTGACTTGTTTCCCCATTCTTTCCCTATTTTTTTAAGCATATTTAGAATCCTTATAGAATAATACAAGCTGTGTCAATAGTATATACATTAAGTTTTTAAATCAGCTATTGGGTACAGTTCTTTAATATCTACTTTGTAAGCTGGTGGTCTGTTAATGTGTCCAAAATTAGTCAGACGTTGTGGCATATCACTTATAAACGGAAACCATCCAATTAAACTGTATTCAAAATTTCCCTCATCAATAATTAAAACATATCTAGCTTTTTTTTCTCCAGGTCTTATTAATAAAAAGTTATAATCTTTTCTTTTTTGCGATCTAATTTCTATTTGATTCTGCATATCTGAATCGGTATATCTTGAGTATTGATCTGAGTAAGATCCATTAAAATAGGTGTTTGTTGCTTTAGAAAAAGCTAGTTCTGCCGCAGCTCCCATGACTCCCAAAGCTATCGTCTGATCTACAGTTCCCTTATATCCATAAGAAAAGTTTTTACCCATTTTAAGATTTTCAATAAATCTTCGATTAGCAACTTCTGCTGCCATCTGTACTTCAAAAGGTTCTAATTTTATTTTCATATCCAATCTATTGTAGGTTTTCCGTTATAATTAACATCATATATAAACCAACCAAAAGCCATTAATCCACCAGCTAATTTTTGAGTTGATTCTTTTTTAAATGGAACTCTCCTTGTAAAGATTAAAACTTTTTCTAATTTATTTTTATTAAATATAAGTTCTCTCCTTTTAACACCCTCTAAGTAAGAAATTTTAGAGAGCATAACTACTTTTTTTTTAGCTAGTTCAAAAGATTTTAATGTAAATTCAGTAGCAAGATTAAAAGGAGGATTTGTTACAATGTTATCTACTTGTTTTGTAGATTTTAAAAAATCTATTCCTGTTTCTCCATAACCTCTGTCAATTAAATCAGAACTATAAACATTATAGCCATTGTTAATTATAACTTTTGACATAGCTCCGTTACCACAAGCACATTCATAAATATTACCTTGAAATTTTTGCCTATCTAAAAGAGCTTGAGTTGCATTTTCAGGAGTTGGGTAGAAGTCGTCTTTCTCTCTATCACCTCTAATGTTGTGTCCTACATAGGCTAAAGCATTTTCTTTTTTCATTTTATTCTTTTCATCTGTTAAATATAGTTCTCCAAGTCCATGACCTTAGCATAGATATTACAGTAAATATAATGGCTATATTAAAGCTGTCTAAAAGTGTTGGGTGTAAATCAAAAAATGGAAATATATATAACTGAATCATGATAGCTAAAATTAAACCACTACCCACATCAATTATAGATTCTATTAGGTTTCTAAAATTCGTCTTTTTCTTCATTGTTA